GAGCCAGGACTGGATGAACTGGCTCGCCGCCGTGACCAGCCGCGTCAGCAGCGCGTCGTCATTCGTCGTCGTCATCGGCGGCGAGAGCCACGCCTTGACGTTGGTGAGGGTGGTGAGGTCGCCGATTGCCATGAGCTATTCATCCGCCAGGGTGAAGCCGTGCGAGTCCAGGAGGTGTGCTGCAAGGTTTCGCGGCACCTCGATGATGCCGTTCGTCACCGGATATTCCCGCCCGCCGAGCGAGACCGCATTGCAGCCCGCCGGCGCCTTGAGCCGGATGGCATGCGCCGTGCTTCGCGGGCGGCTCGCGGCGGCTTGCCCGGTCTTGTGGGTGCCGCCGCGAGCCTTCCGAGCCCGCTCCATCAGCCGTTGCCGATGTTGGTGATGGCGCCGAAGGCGAAGGGTGCGTAGTTCTGCAGCACCTCGTCGGCATAGACGCCGTATTCGTAGCGCCGCGCGCGCAGCGGCCACTCGACCTGGTAGTAGTCGCGCCGGGTGCGGAGCTGCACCGTGTTCGGCACGTTCGACAGCGGATAGGGCAAGGTCTTGGTGAAGAACAGCACCGTGCCGCCCGGCATGTTGGGGTGCAGCTTGATCGGGATTTCCGTCGGCCCGGCCATGCTGAACTTGTTGAGGTAGCTCCTGACCATGACGCCGCCGAGCACGGCGCCCTGGTCGGCCGAGAAGACGAAGCGCGCGGCGGTGGTGGCGCCGCCCTGCAGGATCTTCTTGTGGATGTTGAGCATCTCCTGCGACGAGACGTAGATCGCCGTCGGCGTCAGGCGGTAATTGTCCCAGAAGGATTTGAGCGCGGCGTCGAACTCGACGATGCCGCCTTCGGTGTCGGCGGTGAGCGGCGTGCCCGATCCCGCGGTGCCGGTCGGCTGCGCGGCGTAATAGGCGTTGAGCGACGTGCGGAAGCACTGGGTCAAAAGTCCGTCGAACACCAGCGCGTTGACGCTGTTGTCCGCGGACGGCAGCGACGCAGCGGTCTGCGTGCCGGAAGCCGCGGCCTGGATCGAGACGCTGTTGATGCCGGTGATGGCGCCGAGCGCCTCGGCGCCCGCCGCGCCCCAGAACCAGGCATAGCCGACCGCGCCCCGCACCGCTGCCACGCTCGCCGCGACCGAGCCCGAGGGACCGGTGACCGAGACCGTGGCGTTGGCGGATTTCTGCGCCGAGCCGCCGCCGAAGCTGTCGGAGGAGCCGTCGGCGTTGGTGCGCGACACCGCCGCCGGAATGCCGCCCGCCGGCGATGCGTTGAGGAAGCCGTCGAGGGTCAAGGCGACCGCGATCACCGACAGCGTCGCCGTGGCGAGCGAGCCGCCCGAGGACGACGCGGCGAGCGACGGCGTCGGCGTCGTGCCGAGCGCCAGCGAGCCGTTGCCGCCGAGGATGATCTGCTCCTCCTGCAGCATGAGCGATTCCAACAGCGTCTGCGCCGCCAGCGCGCGGAGATCGTCGAAGCCCTGGCCGGCATAGACCGCCTCGAAATCGACATTGGCCTCGAGGCCGATGCCCTTGTAGACGGCGTTGTAATCCTGCGTCGTCACGGCGATGACGCCGCCGCGATTGCCCGGCGAGATACCGGCGCGCACCGACGAGGTGTTGATGCCGGTGATCGCCTTCCAATTGGCCTGGATGCCGCCCTTGCCGGTGGCGCGCGGGATGTCGTTGCGGAGCGGTGTCAGCACCGGATAGAGCAGCTTGGCGCCCGCCTCGAGGTCGAAGAAGGTGAGGCCCGCCGTCGGCGAGCCGCTCTCGCTGAAGGTGCTGCTCTTGGCCAGCAAGCCGGCGAAGGCGGGATCGTCGATCGGCGATTTCTGCGCCGCCTTGAAGGCGGCCAAGGTGTCTTGGGTCTTACCGGTCATCGGGTCTTGCTCCTGGGGAAAAGGCGTCGCGCCGCCGCCGGCGGTTTGCCGGCACGGTCGGGAGACGCGGGTTGGGGTTAGGGCGGTGGAGGCTAGAAGAACCCCACGCGGATCGGGTTCCGCTGCGACTTGCGGATGGCGTCGAGCGCGGTCTTGGGCTGGTCGTCGTCGCGCTTTTCCACGCCGTCCTCGCCCTTCTCGACCGTCCGCAGCTGGTACTTGGCCGGCGCCGGCTGGGCGGCGAGCTTCCTCAGGAGCTCGCCCTGCGCCGCAACCGCCTTTGCGAGATCGTCGATGCGCCGGGCGAGGCCGACGGCGTCATCCGCCGTCGCCGCGGATTGATCGGGCTGTGCCGGCGTGCAATCGGCGCCGAGCTCGACCGAATTGTCGTGCATTGCCTGAATGCGCTCCTGGTCGGCGGCGTTGTTGCGCCGGCCTTCCTTGGCGAGCACATCGTCGCCGCGCTTATAGAGGTCGATCGTCGCCTCGGGATTGGCCGGCCGGTCCACCAGGCTGATCTCGTTGAGCTCGAGGCCGGTGATGATCTTGCGATTGCCGGGATCGCGCGCCGTGACGCGGCCGCCGATGGAGAAGCCCTTATAGACGCCCTGCTTCACCTTCTCCCAGGCGTCGTCGTCGACCACCTTGGCGGCGATGCGCAGGCCGCGCTCGTCGAGACCGGCTTCCTGCGCCACGCCGACGGCGGAAGGCTGGTGCATCTCGCGGATGTTGGCGAAGCGCATGTAGTCGGGCAGCGCCGCCTCGACCGCCTCGCGCTTGACGATCTCGCCCTGGCTGTCGAGCGCCGGGGTCGAGGCGTAGCCGATGGCGAGGCGCTTCTCCTCGTCGAACTTGGCGAGGGGTACGAAAAGTCTCATGGGCATTGTCTCCAAATGAAAAGGGCGCCCGAAGGCGCCCTGGTGGTTGATGTCGGTCGCCGGCGTCCTACTTCAGCGCGGCGCAGTTGCCCTATTTCAGCGCCGCCTCAATGGCAGAAAAAAGCGCCTTCACTTCGTCTAACTTCGCGCCAAAACGCGAGGGAAATTCCCACGCTCCGAGCGCCTTCTCCGCCTCGTTCATGCAATTAATGAAGATGCCACCTTCGGCGGGCGCGATCATGACGTGAAACTTCTCGTCGCCGGTTTTTACGATTTGCATGTTCAAGCGCCGCTGCTGATCGTTGAGGGATACATGGCGACGATTTGGTCGAGCAGCTTCACGGCGACGTTCCGATCGACACCGATCCGCGCGTGGAAATCCTGCATGGGAAAGCCATGGCAACATTCGTTAAGGGCTTGTCCGAGCCAATTCAGTTCGTCCAGATTCAAGCTCATAGCGACGTCGCCGTTCGGTTGTTTCGTGATTTGCATGAGATTCCCGTTTTTCATTTGGCGCGAAGTAAGCGATCGACATAACGCTGCCCATCGGTGGGCCTAAAGATATTCGCATCCGCCGGATTGTCCGGGTTTGCGATAACCAAGGTATTCGTCGAGGGTTGATAAAATATAACGCGCCCGTTGCGCCCGGGTTGTGCGATGGATTGCTTCATAACATCTTGCGCCAGACTCTGCAATTCCACTTCGCTGCCAATTCCAGGAAATTCGTTCCGACCAACAACGTGCTTCGGGTAAGCGTATGCGGCGGCACGCGCCGCTTGGTCTTCGATGGCTCGATTGAGCGCGTCCTGCACATACCGCAGGTCTTGATCTTTCGGCGTCCAGTTTGGACCCGCTAGCGATGCGGCCTGCGAATTCGACGGGTCGAGCGCGCGCAACTTCGCCTGCTCGGAATTGAAGAGCGCCTGGCGGACGGGATCGAGAGGATCCCCCGCCTCCTCGCGTTCGTCTTCTTCCCCGTTCTGCGCAACCTGTGTCGGCCCGTTACCCGCATTGTCGGTCGCGCCGGCGGCGCCGCCCTCGTCCGTCGGCGCGAACTGGCCGCCTTGCGGGCCGGGGCCGTAATGGTTCGGGTTGAAGCGCAGCAACTTTTCAGCGCCGGCTGCTGCGGGTGCGACGCCGAGCGCCACCGGCCCGTGCGGCGTGACGATCATCGGCTGGTCGCCGCCCGGCACCGGGTCGAGGCCGAGCTCGGCGCGCACCTCGTTGACCGATTTGATGCCGGTCTTGACGTAGTCGGTGGCGATCTGCGCCTGCGCCGCCGGATCGCCCGCGGCATCGTCCTTCCACGCGAATTCCAGATCGGCCGCCGCGAACTCCGCCGCGATCACGCCGTCGACGAGCTGCTTCACCCAGTTCTTCAGCGGCAGCAGGCCCTCGGCCAGGGCGGTGTCCTGCGCCGTCTTGGCTGTCGCGCGGTTGACCTGCGTTACAAAGGGCTGCGGCGAGACCGAGAAGGCGAAGCAGACGATGCGCGCCAGCCATTCGTCGAACGGATCCTTCAGCACCGGCTCGCGCGTCGGGATGAAGGTCTTGGCGACGCCGCCCGGCACGAACTTCGCGTGGCGCCGCTCGGCGCTGTTGCCTTCGAGCAGGCTGTCCCAATAGGCCTGGAACTGGCGGATCTGGTCCGGGTTCCAGCTCTCGGGAACGCCGATCAGCGCCTCCGGGATATTGCCTTCGGTATAATATTGCAGTTGATAGATCTGGCGGCGCAGCGCGATGTTGACCGTCATCTGCACCTGCTCCACGGGCGAGAAGCCGTAGATCTTGTGAACGCGCGGGTTGCGCGGCAGATAAAGCAGCTCCTCTGTCGTGTAATCGACCGCCGGCAGGCCCTTCAGAATCTGCTGATAGGCGGGCGCCGGCGCCGCCGGGGTGCGGCCGTAATCGTCGATGATCCGCTTCACCGTGGCGCCGTCGAGCGGCTCGAGCGCCGCCAAGCGCCCGGCGCGGTCGCGCCGCAGGTAAAGCGCCGGCGCGTCGATCACCAGCAGATCTTCCAGCACCATGCGCAGCCAGGTCGGCCACCAATGGGTTCCGTCGGGCCGCGCCAGGAACGCCGATATCGCGGCGACGCGCGGATCGGCCTTGGCTCCCGCATTCCGGTCGCGCGGCCGGATCGACCACGACAGCCGCTCCATCTGGTCTTTCCGCGTCTCGATCACCAGGCGGATCAGATCGTATGAGTCGGCGAGCGCGCGCAGCTCGGCGAAGCCGGTGCCCTCATAGGCGCGCGGCCGCTGGACGAGGTTGTAGCCCGAGGGATAATCGAACTGGCGCCCGGCCACCTCGGGCGGCGCCTGCGGCGCCATCGGCTCGAGCGGCCCGAACCAATCCTGCCGGCGGCCGGTGGCGATATAGCCGAGGCCGCGCGCGACGCGGGCGACGATGCCCTCGGCAACTGGCGTCGCGGTGGCTGGAATCTCGCTCATCGTCCCTCGATCGCCTGGCGGTAATAATCGATGATCGCGGCATCGCCGCCCATCAGCTCGGTCAGCGCCCAGACCAGCGCGTCGAGCCGGTCGGGCGAGGCAGCGCCGCGCGCGCGGTCGAAATCCGCGATGAAGCCGCAGAGCTGGTCCTCGAGCGCGGGGAAGCAGCCGACGTGATGAACCTTGCCCTGCTCGTAGAACGCGGCGACCGGCTCGGCGCGGATCGCCTTGCCGCGCGACGCTCGCAGCGCCTTGAACGACGCCGTCGCTTCGACCGCGCGCAGCGTCGCCTCGACCATCTCGCCGCCGTTGTTGATCTCGGCGACGATGCGGTCGGCTTGGTGCTTCTTATAGGCGGCGACGGCGCGCAGCGCCCATTGCCGCGGGCTCATCCGGCCCGAGAGATCGTCCAACACATAGGCGTGGCCGTCGGGACCGATGCCGGCCACGACGATGCCGGTCTCGTCGGCGCCCTCGCCCGAGCTCGCCGCCGGATCGATGGCGATTACGATGCGGCGGAGCTCCGGCGCCGCCTTGACCCGCATTGCCTCGATCGCGTCGCGCGACCACAGCGCGCCCGGAATGTCGTCGAGCAGCTCGGCGTCCAATTCCTGGCGGCCGAGCCGCGTGCCTTGATAGCGCCGCACCACCGAGGAGAGGAACCCCGGCGCGAGATTGACCTGGTTCTCGCAGGTCGCGCCGCGCGTCACGGCCGTTCCCGGCGCCGCCAGCAGATCGCGCAGCAGCTTCACCGGCTTCGGCGTCGTGGTGACGACTGCGCGCGGATCGGCGCCCAGGCGCAGGCCGAACAGCAGATTGTCCCAGGCGGCCGGATAGCGCCACGCCGCCAGCTCGTCGCACCAGGCGAGATCGTGCTGCGGGCCGCGCAGCCGCTCGGGCTCGTCGGCCGAGAAGCAGGTGGCGATGGCGCCGTTCGGCCAGGTCAGCCGCCGCTTCGACGGCTCGTAGGCCGGGCGATAATCATCCCACGCGACGGACAGGAGCCCGCTCTCGCCCTCGACCATGACGTCGCGCGCATCGGCGGCCGTCGGCGCCACCAGCGCCACGCGCCGCGCGCTGCGGCTCTCGATCCGCGCGCGGATATATTCGGCGCCGCTGCGCGTCTTGCCGAAGCCGCGGCCGGCCAGGAGCAACCAAACTCGCCACGCGCCTTCGGGCGGCAATTGCGCCGGCCGTGCCCAGAAGCACCAATCGTGGTTCAGCGCCGAAGTCTCGTACCTGCCCAGCGCGGCCAAGGCCGCCATGCGCTCGGGGAGATCGAGCGCGGCGAGGAACGCGGCTTCGGACGATGGCGCCGTGACGGGTTGCGCGTCGGTCATTGGTGCAACTCCCCTCACCCAGCTTGTGGTAAGGCTCGGCTACGCCTCGCCACCCCAAGCAACCCTCTCCCCCGGCTTCGGGGGAGAGGGAAGGGTGAGGGGCGGCGCGAATTAAATGACGGCCAAAGAAAAACCCGGCGGAGCCAAGGGCTCCCGCCGGGTTCTCTGGACGATGACGCTACCGGGTTACGGCGCCAATTTCAGGCTGATCTGGCCGATGCCCGCCGCGACATTGAGGCCCTCATTGCCTTGGAAGCTCAGCGGCTGAAGGGCGACGGACCTGCCGAGACCTCCGAGCAGCACGTTTGCGCTCGCACCGACTCCGACCGTCGCGCCGGCGGTCACGCCCGCGTAATGGCCTGCCAGCGCGCCGGCACGCACGTCCGACGCCGGGGCGAAGACTTCCCAGACCAGCACGCCGCCTTCGGTATAGCCGATATCGGCGCCGAACTTGGAAATGCTGCCGCTGTAATGCTCGGGGTGCGCGCTGTTGGGACGGAAGGTGCAATGCAGATGCTTGGAGGATCCGAAGACGAAGCCCCAGCCGCTGCTGACGTCGCAGGTGAGCGTTCCGACCTTCACGCCGGCGGGGTCCGCATTGGCCGCGCCGCCGCACGCCAGGGCCGCCGCGACCACGGCGGCGCCGATCGTGAAACGAGATTTATTCTGCATTCGATAACTCCCGTGATGGGTTGAACCGACATTCCCCCGATGACGGGGTTATCTGGCATCACGGTAAACGGACATC